GAAACCACCTTGAAACGTATGCCAAGACTAAACGCTGTCTCCATCCGTGATTTGCCAGACCCCAACTCTCTAATTTCAATATCATGTGGAGCAAGGTGGTCTCCATAATGATAATCCTTCTTTCTAAGGACTTCTGCATAATGGTCCAATCCAAAACCAGTATTCTCATAATAGTCGATAACATTTACTGCTCCTCCTCTGTAAACCTGTGCAAACCAAATAGCTGTTGAATCATTGATACCTAAATCCCAAGCTGTATGTACTGGCAACGCAGGATCATATGGCACTCTTGTAATCCTGCCTGCATCTTCAGCTTCTACAAGTAATCTTCCATAGTACGCACCAATAATCGCAGCCGTAAACGAACACTCATACTCCTGTTCATACTGCTCTAATGTCATCTGTGACTTGGCAGCATCCAACTCCGTATCTTTCACCAACTGCGTTTCACTAGCCTTTGCAATCTTCCAATACCAATAATCACTTCCCTCTTCAGTCTCATGCTTGGCTTGCGTCAATATCTCATAAAAATGGTTATGCCCATTTGGCGTACCTAGAAATATAGCTGCACCCTCTCTATCCGATAGTGCTGGTCTTACAACCTCCCCCCATACCCTAGGATTCTGCATCCCATACTCGTCAAACACACACAAGTCCAAATAAATACCTCTCAAAGCATCAGGATTCTCACCTGATAACAACATAATCCTACCACCATTTGGAAAGTCTGCTCTTAGTTCAGTCTCATTAAAAGTAACCCCTGGTATCACACCAGCATAATACTTTACATAATCCCAACTAATCCTCTTAGCCTGACTAAATGTAGGTGCAACCAAAGCAACTCTTGGTCTTGGCAACGGACAAGTCAAAGCATGTTTTATCATGTGATTGACAGCAAACACAGTTTTACCAAATCTCCTGTGCATAACTAGCACATTCCATCTCTTCAAGTCTCTGTGCATCTCTGCCTGTAAGTCTCTAGGCTTATATGGTATCTTTACTTGCATCTGTTTCCCACACTATCCTTATCGCACCATCAGTTAACTCAACACCTGTCCTCTGCTTGATCTCACCAAACTTCTCTGGTAACACCTTCTGCACCTTCCAGCGAACATGTGTAGCATAATCCCTCAGTAAGTTAGGATCGTACATCTTACGCTTGTGTAACGTATCTAAGAACATAGTCTCTAACTCCTCCAAGGTTTTCTCAGCAGATTGCTTCTGTGCAGTGCGAACTACATCATTTAACTGCTCATCCTTTGCCATGTGTCTGTAAAAGGTAGCTCTGCTAACCTTTTCGTCTTTGCAAGCCTGATACAAACTATATCCGTCTGTAATCTTGTTTATGATTTTGTTTTTCTTGTATTTGCTAATCGTCATTGTGTGTCTTTTTAGAGTAATTAATATACATATATGTGTGCGTGTGGCTGCTGGGTGTGTATGCCTTTGTAAATACTCCCCCCAGGCAGCAGCATTGCAATGCAATTTTATATTTTGTTTCTACTATGCTGTATAACATTGTATCATTATGTGCTTATAAAAATATACTTTCAATAGTTACATTATAAACAGCAGCAAGGCAAGCCAGATATTGCAGCAGCTCCAGGCATAAAAAAATTAATACAAACTTTTTTATATTATTAGTTGACAATAATAAACCTATGGTCTACTTATATTATTAACAACAACGAAAGGAAAAATTAATGACAAAAATTGATATTAAAATAACACTTTTAAAATCTACAATTCAAATGCTTGATATGAGCCAAAGTAAATACACAACTCCTGAAATGAGAAAAAAATCACTTCATCAAGTTTATAAATATTTAAAATCAGAACTAAAAATATTAGAGGGGGCAAACTAATGAAGTACGAAACTATATTATTAATTGCTTTGGCTCAATTCTTTTTAATGCTGCCAACAGCTTTCTATTTACTATCTTTAAACATGCCAGGCTTATTCTTTTCAATAATGATGCTATCTGGAATGTTTGCAATAATTACAATTTACTATCCATTAATAACACTCAACAACAAATAGGAGTAACTAACAATGACACATTATAAATATGAAGTATGGGGAAGGTATGACAGCGACAAGCTGCCAAGTTTAATGTTTAGCTCAGTAAATGGCGAACCAATACACAGCATAGCACAAGCCACCAGCTTAATTGAAAGCTGGAATATAAAAGCACAACAAGGCAGATTATGCCAGGTTCATGATTGGGATATAAAATTTAATTCAACTAATGGGAGTAACTAACAATGAAAGTAATAAACATGACAAGTAACAAAGGTAATAAAATTGCAAACCAATTTATTATTGAAAATGAAATTGAAGATTTACACACAGAAATATATTTTCAGTCTTATGATTCAATGATAGCAAAAAGAGTAAAGAAAATGACAAGTGATTTTAATAGATCTCCAATAATGCAATATGAAGAAAAAATTTATTTAGATATTAAGTATTGGGATTATTCTGTTACTACTGGCAAGTATAGAAACATTTTCTTGAATGAAACAAAGAAAGAAACAGAAAAGAAAATAAAAGATGGAGTTTATACTTTAACTAACCTAAACAAGTAAACCTCGAAAGCCTGGAGCAATACCAGGCTTTTAAGATTTACTTGAGTAAATCACAACAACAACAGGAGTACAAACAATGAGTATGACATATAAAGAAAGAGAAGATTATTCAAAGGCATTGGACAAAGTTTATTCAATGTCAGTAACTAAATTTCAAAAAGAATGTCAAAAAAATTTAATAGATAATCATCTAAATAATTATATTTTTGATTTAGCTAAAATACTTATGAGGAGCAGCAGCAATGAGCAAACACATAAACAATAATAAACATATAAGTAACTTAGTAGATCTTTATAATGACTGGTTATTTAACAACGATATTTCTACGCCATACAGTGCAGAAGAATTGCTTTTTGAAGGAACGATAAACAAAACTTTAAAAGAGCAGCAGAAGGAATTTCTGCAATCGTTTATTAATATCTGGTCAACAATAGATAACAAAGATTATGAGGTTAACAATGAATAAAAAACTATTAAAGCTGCATATTGAAAATGCAACACCAAAAAAATATACATTACATGACATAATAAAACTAAATGCTGAAATATTATTGTTTCTAATGTTTTGTGTTTACTTATTCGTAATATACATAATTTGGGCATAGAAAGCCTAAACAAGTTACAGGCTGGTTTATATCCTAAAAACTATTTAACTAGCCTGTAGCCTTCTTAAATCGTCATTAAACAACTAAAGGAGTACATAACATGGAAAAACAAATAAAAGCAATCATATTTGCAGAAACTCAAGCTGAGTTTTATTCTGGAAAAGATAGCAAAGCACGAAAAAACTGGCTTAATGATGCAGAAAGAATTCGTCAAGAAATAGGCGAGTATAGCCCATGGTGGAAATTAAAAGCACAATTAAAAAGCAACTAAAGGAGTAAATACCTTGATAAGAGAAAGCATAACCAAAGAACAGTATAAGCAAATACGAACACGGCTAAAATACACACAAGCTGAATTTGCAACAGAACTGGGAATAGATAAACAAACAGTTTCCAGACATGAAACAGGAGAAAGAGCAATCAGTAAGCAAACAAGTATATTGATTGGCTATCTATTAGAGAAACAAAAATAAAGGAGAGAGCAATGACTAATGAAAAAATAATAGAGAAAGTTAAAGAGTGGTTACAAAATAATGTTAAACACATGGAGCTTTCAAACGCAGCAAGAGATGACAGTAAACTTTTACTTGAGTACATAGAAAAATTACAAGGAGAGAAAAACGCATAGTATCACATACTAAGCATTGCATACTAAGCATAGTATAATATGCAATACATAATATACTATTAGAGCAATACTATAATATAGTTTATTAATTAATATTATAGTTTATATACTAAGCTTAGTATATGCAATGCTTAGTATGCAAAGCATAGTATAAGCATAGTATAGTATATATGCCGTAGCATAATAGACTGGAGGATAACATGGAAAGTGAAAATCACCAAGAAAAAATTATTATTTGTTTTAGATGCAAAATAAAGATGAATAAAACAGAACTCAAAGGAGTTTACAAATGCCCAGCTTGTGATCTTGTAGAAGAGAAAGAGCAAGAAAAATGAGAGGGAAAATCCCTCTCATTCACAACAACTAATGAAGTAAAACTTCGATTACATTCTACACAATAGAAGAGAAAGATCAATCATAAATACTATCTTTGTGAACGTATGTTGGTTGCCTGATAACTCTGCCATACTCTATTTCTTTAGCTGCTCTTGGATCATCTTCGAACCTATCTTCGCTATCATCATATTTCTTTTTTCTTTTCTGCATGTCTTTGAAAAGCTGACGTAATTCATTGTACTCATTTCTTATCTTGCTTTTCTTTCCCATCTTCACTTCCTAGACTGCCATAACCACAAATGTCTATCCAGCTATCTATGTGCTTTTCATTCTGCACAAGTCTGGCTATCTTCAAAGCTATCATACAAAGATAAACCATTCTAACAGAAATTTGCACACCAATAATAGCTGACCATAACTTAGCTATCCTTGCATGATTATCATACGCATTGCCATAGTCTTTTGCTCTATCCCCAGTAACAAGAGCCTTGGCTTTGTCTAGTGCCTGGTCTCTTCTCATATTTTTTCCCTGACAATATAAAACCATGTGTCAATATCAACTTCACAAACTAGGTCTTGATTAGTAGAGAAACCAGTTTCAAAAACATCTAGCCTGATAACACACTTGATTGGGTGGTTGTTGTATTTGTAAATCAAAACAGGCTGCTTGTCTCCACAGTTACTTACTGCTTGCTCCCACCAGCTTTGTTTGTAGGTAGTGCCTTTTTGATATGCCTTACATTCTATTGACCAACCAGGTATCTCTATATCTGCACCACCAACTTGATACTGGTCTAAGTTTCTCTTGGCATCATAACCAAGAGCATGCTTTATGAGTGAGCAAATCTTTCTTTCAAAAGATGCACCTTTGTCTCTACTGTTTGGCATCTTGCAAAACTTTTTTTCTATAAATTAAAAGTTCTTTCCCTCTCTTAAAAGAACTGCCGATTGATATTTTTCTTTTTCTCCAATGACTTGAATCTTGCTTTTTTTCTGAAGGTAAAAATTCTGTAATAAACAAAGGTTTGACAATATCATATCTCCAATTATTTATGTCTCTCATTCTTCTGACCCCACCTTGAGTTATAGATTCACAATAAAAACCCATTGCTTTCCAGAAAAAATTTGCTTGTATATCTGAGCCACATCTTAATGTTATTGATAAAACATTTTTATTTATACAATGAGTTATTAGATCTCTTACTAACTTTGCTCCATATAGCTGTCCTCTTAAATCATATTCAATACACGCTTGATGGATTTTGCAAAAAGTTTTTTCAGCACCATGATATAAATAACCACAAGGTTGATTGTTTATTTCTGCAAGTAATATTCTTTTTTTCTCTAACTCTCTTTCAAAAACTATATTAGGATAGAAAGATAACTCTTCTGCGTTTTTCTTTTGCAAATAATCAATATAACTTAAATCTTTAAGAGTGCCATACCTTACTATCATCTACCTACCATTCTCTCCTGTGCTTCTTTCATAAAGTCATTAGCCTTTACCTGACCATCAGTAGCTAACTCTATCTTGTTGAGTGTATCAGGTCTAGGAAACCTTTTCCCTCTCAACAAAAGAGAAACAGCAGAACGATCAAGGTTGCACATTTTAGCAAACTTGTATTGTGATATATTATTTATTCTTAAGTAATCTTTTAGTTTCATATCTTCTTGTAACATGCTCTTGACAAAATGTCTACGTTATAATATTTATTATATTGGAGGTGCAAAATGGAAATACCAGACTATTGTAAAAACTTTGGTTTGTTTCATCAATCAGCAAGTACAGCTAACTT